ATATGTGTTAGCTGCTCCCGTACTAGAAGATGTAACGCCTGTAGCTGAGCCAAGGGTAACATCGGTTTGTTGTCTATCGACTCCGCTTGTAGCAAAAGATGGACCTTCATCTAAATCTAAAATGTAGCTTCGTAGTGGTCTTATTGTAGACTGATTAGCCGGAGTTACTGACATCTTAATATAGTTAACACCTGCAGTAATAGCAGTCGGAGCAAATCCTGTTAAATTTATTGTACCAGTTAATGCGTCGTAAGAACCAATATTGTCTACTTCAACTTCTCCTATTGAATTTACGATCTGAAGTTTAGTTAAGTTTAATGCATTTTTAACAGAGCAAACTTTACCATTAAAAATAAACGTTGATGAATTCACAACATAATCTGCCGGATCTGGTGAAGCTAATTCTGCAGGAAAATATATTCTATATGACGTTGATTGTAATAGATCTGGAACAAATCTTTGCTGTATTTTTATTGACGCTTGTGAGTTTAGAATCGCTTCACTAATATCATCAACTTGTCCTAACAACTCAGATCTTCTAAATATTCCGCCGAATTGAGTCAAGTTAGTACTAACATAAGATTGTAATGCCGCAAATACTGAAGATTCAGTTGACTTAACGGTCTGCCCAGTAAGATTAGGATCAAAGTTAAATGTTAAGATGACTTCGAGGTAAGTTATTACTGGATCTTCGAATTGTGTATCAATAGAAAGAATCGAAAGATTATTAGATACATCTTGGACAATAGAGTTTTTAACTGCTGTCTTTTGTGATTCAGTCGTACCATCTTCAAACACAAGGGAAACATATACTTTACCATAATCTGCTGGCACATTATCTTCTCCGCCCCATGCAATCGCATCTGTAACTGTAGGATAATTTCTTTGTATTACTGCACGATAATCATCGGCTGTTACAAGTCTTTGTTGTGCTGCAAATGAAATAGGAGCGTTTTGTCTAATTGATTCTATTGACTGTCTTGCGCCACCTACTCCTGACGAAGCAACTGTAGCAACTGACAAAGGATAATTACCTACTCCTGGAACTGCTACTTGACCACCTGCTGCAAAGGTAGAAGCATTATTGGCTGCAGCTCCTTTACAAGACAAATATGTAACTATGATTTTATTACCGGCTTCCGGAGATTTACCAAATGATATACCGTCACCAAAGTTTAATTCGTAATAACCATTCGGAGCTTCTGATATTTGATAATACCGAGATTGTGAATTAACTGTTGTTGCAGTAGTAATTGGTACGTACGAAGTAAATAATGAACTTGAAGGAGTTTCATATACATAAACAGCGGCTGTCGTAGTATCTATTGTATCGTCTTGAATAACGTAAAGTTGTCTTTCACCTACGTCACCGACAAAGAATGTTTTCTGTTTTTGTACGCCTTCAAATATTTGTATAGTAGTTCCAGAATTTTCATTTAAGAACTGGTAAAAACCTTCACCATTATCAGTAGCTGTATAATCTTCTAGCGTTTGAAAAGTATATGTTACATCGTCAGCGTCTGCAGTAAATGTGTAACCAGCGCTTAAAACAATAGAGCCTGGCCGATTAGGAACACCAGAAAGATTCATTGATAATTGTACTTCAGCCCTAGAAGAAGTACGGGATCTTGGGACGTAACCTAATGTAGCGGCGTGAGATACGACCGAGCTTCTTAATTGTGCAGTAGTAAGAAATGATTCATTCAAGGCAAAGTTAGCAGTTAGTGCATTATAGTGCGTATTATATGCAAGCACGTCAAGAATATTAGAAAGGCCTGATGCTTCAAAATTATAGTCTTCGAATTCAGGTTGTTTAGCTAAATATACTTTTAAAGAGTTTTTGATGTTATCAAAATCTAATTTACTATTTTGTACTGTAGTTGCCATATTATCTCAGCCTCGATAAAGATGTAGTTACAGTAACGAGTTCTCCGACATTTGCTATGCCAAATCGAATCGTTACATCTATTGCGTTATTATCTGGATTATCTGATATGTCTATCTTGTCTATTATCGCTCTGGGTTCATAATTGTTAATAGAAGCAATAACGGATTGCTCTATTTCAAAAGCCGTACCATCATCCATATTTTCAAAAAGCGCATCACCAACACCGCCACCAAAATTAGGCGCAAATGGTTTCTCTGTAAATCCAGTTGTCAATATATTTTTTACAGCTTGCTTAACAGCACCAGCATCAACCTTTTTAAATATATCTCCGTTTGTCTTTGCATTAAAAGAAAGATCTATGTCTACGTAATTTTTAGATCGAGAAGTTACAACACTAGATGATGTAATGTTTCCGTCTTCTACTGCAAATGCTCTATTCGTTGCCATGACCGTTCCAAATAATTTGTACTATTTATAATCTTTAAGCGAGGATTTCTATAAGTTCACCTGTAGTTTGTAGCGATCCGTTATATCTTGTTTCTAATATTTTAGTAAAATTACCTTTATAATTAGAATCAACGGCTGGCATCTGTAATATTACATGGCATTCTAATGAGCCATCAGTATTATATCTGTCGTAATCTAATATAACTTTCTCAAATAATATATTATCTTTCCAATAAACCGCTAAATCAAACATTGCCATATGATCAGGTATGCCAGCTCTATCTAATAATTGATATACAACTACACGACCCTTTGTTGCTAAATCGTTAAGGCCTCCGGTGGAAAGATTCTCTTGTGGACCTTTTTTATATAAACCTTCTACTACAATTAATCTTTTATTCATAAACTGGCCTAAGTCCATGTTTATGGTATTCATTGCCATGGCATGTAGATATAACTGACGTGCAATCTGTAATCTATCAGCATCATTAGTAATATGATTTAGATTTGTTTTTTCACCTACAGCACCTAAAAACTTTCCTATTGATACACCTCGAGCTAGCTTTGTACCCGAAGATATAAAAGGAGCGTTATTTGGGTTATACACCGGATCTGGTACAATCTTTTTAATACCAGGATTTGGTTGATAATATGAATTATAAAAATTAAAATCAGACATTATATGCACCATTTGGACCAATAATAGTATTATTTTCTGCTACCGTTGGAGAGTTATTAGCGGTTCTTCCTATTTGCTTTGGAACACCTTTACCTAAAGCTTCTGGATTTAATTTCTTTTCGGCTACTTGTTTTGCAGTAAAATCATCATTAGATCTGTTATTATCATCTCTAAGCTTAGATCTAACTTCGCCTGAAGTTAATGGTCTATCACTCACCCCACCAGACAACGTAGTTTGATTAATCATTTTAAGTAGTTCACCTTCAGGATCTACAGCTACGTCTCTTATTCCAAAGCTAGACTTCTGATATGAAGTAGCAACGCCAGCATTTGGTACAGCAGTTGCCTTGATATCATCGGCAAGTGGAGTGGTATTAATTTGTTGACTTACGTTATTCCATCCATAAGACGAACTACCAGAACCAATGCCGCCTGCAGTACCGGCAGCATTCGCTCCTGCAGCCTGATCTGCGACAATAGCTTCATCTGCTCTACCCGTTAAATCACCATGAAATGTTGGAGCAGTCATACTATTTGTTGCCGTTATATCACCCTCTACGTCGATACGCACTGCACGTATTGTATCAACGTTAATTGTACCAGATCCACCTTCACCGTCTCCCAACCATACCGTATTACCAATATGCGTATTATAAAAATAGCCAATAATATTTTCACCACCAAATGTACCTTTATCACCAAAAACTGATAAGTCAGTTGCATGAATGTTTGTGTTTGGCGACGTCATATTCTGTCTAACTTGTGACGTTATTTGTTGTGCACCAGATGAATATATTCCGAGCTCGCCTTCAACCGACTGTTCAAAGTTACCTTTGACTGCATGTAAATAACCACCGAGAGTTGTATCTGTTTTTGACTGTGCAACTGTAGTTGACTGGTGGCCTTTGACGGTTAGGTTATCCTGAAGTGCAATGTTACCCTTACGCGCTCCATCTATCTCTGAGATATGATCACCATTAATAATTTGTAGTTTGTTGCCTCCGACACTAAGATTATAATCACCGGCTACATCAACATTCAGATCACCCTGATATGTCATATGAGCATTGCCCTCAACTACGACATGCTGATCGTTTCCTGCACTGATTAATACATCTGATGTACTACTCACATAAACTGTACCGTCAGGTTTTATTTCTATCCCCGCTCCAGATTGATGTTTAATAAGAATACGTTCATTCGTAATAGTATCATCTAATTCTACAACATGTCCACCAGGCGTTTCCCATACCTGATTGTTTGGATATGTAGAATATCTTCTTTTCTCTTCTTCTTGCGGCGGAATATAATTATATACTGGTTCTCCGGTTATTGCCCCGGTCGGAACTCCATCACTGGTTATTCCGACAGGATCACCATCACTAACAACGTATCTGGGATTTTTTACATATTCGTCTAAAATATTTCTTGGCTGTAAAGTAGGTATTCCACCATTAGTTGCTAAATCATTTCTTATTAATCCACGAGAAGCTTTGTTTAAAGAAGATTCATAAAAGTATTGCGTACGTGGATATACGCCTGAAGGATCTTGATAGCCACTAGGATAAACACCTTCATCATATATACTGTAACCAAATTTATTTTGACGATCTAGTATGTCGTCGTTTTCAGTTGTCATTACGAACCCTCTCTTCTTTGTGCTGCTATCTCTTCTGGAGTGAGTGGAGGAGTAGTACCAGATAGTGATGCATTTTCTTTACCAAAGTTTGATCTTACAAACTGAGGAACGCTGAATCCTGGATCTGGCTTTCTTTGTGGATCAGTATCATTATGGCCCCAAGCTTGGCCGCCAGGCCATACTTTATAAAAAGTACTCATAAAGCGTCTAAGTGCTTTTACTTGCTCACTATTAATAGACTCTACGCCATATGGAGGATTTGCTAATCCAGAATTTGAGTTAACTGTATATCCACCAACAAATGCTACACCAATACTGTATTTATTGTGACCATTTGCTTTTGCATGAGCTCCTCTTTTTTGTAATGGACGACCCCTCTCTATTGTGCCATCTTTTCGTATTACATAGTGATACCCAATACCAGACCATCCGTCTGTTTTATGTTGGCTATGAATCTCTTCTGCTCCAATATCCTGATTCAGGAAGTGCGCGGTCCAATGAACGACGACTTCTGTAATATCACGTGTCGCAGATCTAAATTCAGCTTCTAATTCTTCTACACCACCTACGCGTGAAAACTTATATGCACCATCACTAGCAGGTGCCGAGGCTGCACCATAATATTCTCTAGCAGCTTGTCTTTCAGTCTCTGTTGCATTTGGATTTTGCAAAATACTATTTGCTTGAGACTCGGATGTCACAGTTATTCCAGTAGGTACATTTGTGCTTGTAACTGCTCCGCTTCTATAAAATCCCTGAGCAGCCGCTCTTTCTACTGCAGTCGAATTAGGATTTTGAAAAATACTGTTTGCTTGAGATTCAGATGTTACAGTAAATGTACCTGGAGGAGGACTATTAGGATATGCGGTTGAACCTTGATCCGGATCTTTCCAAGTTGAAGTATTGGCTCCCTCCCATTTATTATCATTTTCACCAATTTTGCTTAGTGTTGGTAGCTGTGTAGAACCTGTATATGTAATTCGACTTGAAACTCTTGTATCAATGCCAAGTAATGTTTCTTCAATAAAATTAAAAGGACTATCAGAATTATTTGATACAAATAGAATTGCTTCTGCGTATCTACCTTCAGATAGTAAACGTACAACATTATAATTCTCAAATGTTTTAAGTCTACCTCCGGTCAAGTCGTCAATAATTAACCCTATTGGTCCTGCACTAATATCCATTACAGCTTGCAATACCGGAGAAATTGCATCGCCTATTGCCAGATCAACTTTAGAATTAAAATCAGAAATAATTGGAGAAAGTACAGATCCTAAAGATCGTGACAATCCTGCACGTACAAAGTCTTTAATATTGCCAGCACTATGAACGCCTTGTATAACAGATACCAAGCTTGTTATGTCTTTACCAGTTGCTTTTGATAAGAGAGTACCAATAGCCAGGCCCGAACTACCACCATAATATGATTTTAAGAATCCTGCAACAGGACTCTCACCTGTTAGTATAGCAAGAGTGCCAAGCGCAGTTAGTACATCAGGAATATCAGCATGACCACTGCCAATTCCTGTAAACGCATCATCTATTACTTCAAATAGATCTTCGCCAGTTACTGCTTCAGTTAATTTTACAAGAGCTAAACCTAATATTACGCCTTTTAATTCATTATTATAGTTTTGCAGCATAGTCATGGATTGAAATCCATTTAATGTCTGTCCAACGTCTTGTCCTAATGCAGATGTAAATTTAGCATTGTATTCGCCTTCAACTGTAGGTGCGGTATTACGAAAGTCTGCGGTGCCTAGCCTTTGATTATATGTAGATAGTGTAGACTGGTATCGATTAAAACTAGTCATTACGCAATACCTCCATATTCATTATATACACTCTGCGCAAAATTAATTCTTTTTTGTCTGGCAGAACCTGAACTTCTTTCATAATCTCTATCAAATATGGTTGCAGCCATTGCAACAGTATCAGTACCTTTTAATAGATTGCCTGCATTCCTATTTAAACATCCTGACTCATTATCGCAGTTACTTAATTCCCAAACAATAAATTGTAGTTGATCGCTAAAGGTACTATTTTGCCATGGCTTACCATACGTTTGCTCGAATATGCGTCTTCTTCCTGGATGCCACTGTGCAATACCTGCAGCTTGTCCACCATCGCCTCTTGGCCCATGAGCCGGAAGATTTTTTCCAGATTCTGCTATTAGATTTCCTACTATGCCAGCAGACTGTTTTGCGGTAAAACCTCTGGACTTAAAGAAATTAAAAGCTTGTTCTACTCGAGTTGATCCGACAGCTGTAGCATCGTCTTGATTAGTTAATCCTGCTGCTTGTGCTAAACGTGGATCAACTTGTCCCTCTCCATATCCAATTGAATATTGTATTGCTTTGTCTTGCATTTTATCTAATTGTTGCTCTGATGGTATTTCTATTTTAGGCATAACACCTAATATACATGGTACTTGTGAAGCTTTACCATCTAAGAACATACCAAACACTTGAGCGCCTGGTAAAATTTGTGGCATCATACCAATACCCGAAGTACCGCCAGATGTTGTCGGTTGTAATACTGTAGCCCATGGTAATGAGTCATTTGGAATCTCTGTTACGTTTCGAGAATGTATACCATATATTCTCACCTGTACTCTTCCGAGTTGTAAAGGATCTAAATTATTTGTGGCAACAGCAACAAACCACCGAACGTCATCTCCGTACTGATTCATTGTTAATAATCTCCGCCAAGGACTGAGCCAATTTTTGTATTACCTCTATAATTAGCAATTTTAACCAGATCCAATCCTACAGAATAATTATTCGGTCCTAGCGTATGTTTAGCAGTGTATACCATATAGTCACCAGATCTCTTCCTATCAAAAACTTCATCATATTGCTCAGTGTCTGCAACAGACACTACTGTAAGAATTCGTCCTAATGTTTTATTACCATCTTGTGGCATCATATGAAGACCTGGTACTGTTATCTCCAATATAGATTTGCCAAGAAGATTTCTCACAGATTTTGATATAGCTTTTGTTGAATGTTTTTGTGAACTATTTTCTTCATGAATGTTCTTTACTTTATTGTTATATATGTTTGCGGTAGCAATCCTACTAATCCGTTCAGCAGTCATTTCACTAATAGGTTTATTCTTAAATTTAGATCGAGTATCAGCCGCGGGATACGAACCAGTCACAAGTAAATTTGATAAAACTTTTTCTAAATCATATTGAAATCCAAACTCTAATCCATGTGTAGTATCTACATATTCGTATTGAGAACCAACATCACCATTCTGTATTAAAGCTAATGTATTAGCATTCTTTGGATTTTTTAACGAACTGATCTGTCTGGCAATTCCTGCACCAGTAGTTGCAGCTCTTTGTGACAGTTGCGTAGAATAGATAAACGGATCATCTATATTAATAGGAGGTTCTTGTAATAAACTATATAAATCATAGAATCTTAAATCATTATCAGCTAATGTAGCATAACAAAAGAATGGCGTACCAGTTAATCCGGTCGTTCGCCTCTTTATAACTTCAATTGCTTCGAATGGATTTAAGTTTGGCACAATATATCTAAACGCAGATTGGAATTCTTGACTCAACTGTTGACTACTATTTGCAGCGTCTGCATTTGGATTATTAATAACGTCAAATATATCTATTCCTGTTAATGATCCGTTTTCTGCAAATTTACTAAACTGATTAGCATCACCAGCTCGTACTACTTTTTTTCCGGAGTCAAACGAATCTCTTAATATTTTATCAATAATTTGGCTTGGCTTACCTTCGTACATTTTATTAACATTAATAAGTGTATTAAGATATGCATCATAGTCTATTATTTTAAGCGTGACCATATCAGTAG